CAGTACCAGATGAGACTACTATAGAGCCAGTAAATACTTCTCCATATATCAAAGGTATGCAAACACCACTTCTACTAACATTTTGTATTCCACTAAATGAATAGTTTACTCTTGCATCTGTTTCGCTTAATCCACTATTTACATCACCTACATTTGGCTGTTGCTGTGGAAATAGCATATTTGTAACACCACTTATAGCCATTGATGTACCAATAGCTGTTAACACGCCGCCAATTGCTGCAAGAACAGTTCCACCTATAGCAGTTGCAGCAGCACCAGCACCAAAAAATGCAGCAGCAACCCAAAACCATGCACCAGATACTACAGGTATAATTCTTATTTCACCCTCACTATGCACTAACAAATCATCTTCTGTTTTTACAACATCATTATTGATTGTTATACGATACATATTTTCTTGTAGATGTTTATTTATCTTAGGGTGATTACATACAAGATATTTATAAACATCTTTCATATTTTTTACATCAGCATAATTAACGTGCCATCCTACTAATTCTGCTAATCTTCCATATACTTTTATTTTGCGTAAACCTTCTTCATCTTCTGTTCTCTCCCTATCTATAAATTTATCTCTTGCAAGCATTGGCTTATGTAATTTTGGTTTTAGTTCTATACATTCATCATCTAAAGGATTAAATATAAACCAAGATAATCCTAGAAAATCACAGTTTTTTATATCTTCTTCTGAAGCTGTTAAGTCTCCATTTGGGTGTGAATGGCATATATGTAATACGGTTCCTGTTTCTTCTGCTTTTGCATAATCTTCTGGATCTATTGTAAAACTATTTGCACCTTCTATAGCTATATTTTTACAGGGAAAATATTCTATTCTGTTATCTACATCAATAACAAGACCACATGACTCTTCTGGTAAAGAAGCTTTAGCGTGATGCAATGCCAGTTCTTGCCAAGTCTTCATGCAAACGTACCAACAGATGGAAAATCTTTTCTTGTAATTATTCTCTTAGGTGCATTACGGTTTTGCAAGTCTAAAGATGATGTACATTCAAATTCTACAAAATCTTTACTTTCTACAGTTTTTCTGTCAATAAAAAATGTTTGATTTTCATATGTATTGTTAGCAGGTGTACCATATGGATTTGTACCTGATTCAAAATTAGCATGATCTAAATAACGCAACATCGTAACAATTCTTCCAAATTTAGCACCATTAAGATCATTTTTAGGCGTAGTTAAGTTTGCTTGTGTCATTATTGCAGTAACTGTAGATAATATATTGCTAATTCTTAATGTAGGTCTTGGCCTTGATGATCTTGTAGCTTGATATTCAAATCCATTTGCCTCAATCGGTATGCGTGTATATGTATTAGCTTGAAATATAACATTATATGTAGTGTTCATATTTATCCCATTATGAAAAAGATAAACCATAGGAACTCTTGGTGTTTCTGATGTATCTATAGCAGCATTTAAAGATACATTTCCACTTGTTGTCTGTGAATTTGTTGCTGTAACAATAATTTCATTAGTTGACTCGCTTTGTATCGTATAAATCCCACTAATAGCATTTCCAGATGTAAAAGTTAAAGGTATAATTGTGCCAACAGGCATACCATGACCTGTAACAGCTAAAGTAATACTAGTGCCTGATTGTGAATATGTGCCTGTCATTGCTGTTTTTTGAAAATGTAAATCAGGTATTAATTGAATAAAAAACAATTCTATTTTTGCACTAGGATTTACTTTTTGTAGCTCTTCTGTAGGTATTGCCATTATGGTTCAAACACCTCCTCAAAAGTAGCTGATATTGTTGCACGATTTGCAAAATTTATTGTTTTGTTCCATCTTTTACAAATAAATTGTGATGCACCTGTTTTTGTTACTGTGCAATTACCAGAATTTGTACCACTACTACTAGCAGTTATTATAAAAATACTGGCACTTGTTAGAGAAACTACAGAAAAATCACCATCTGTTGCACTACCAGAAGTAAAATCTACAGTAATAGAATCATTAGCAAATAATTGATGATCAGTAATAGTTATTGTTATTGTTGTACCACTTTGACTATAAGTACCTGTTTTTGAATAATCTTCACCAGGAGGTGTAAACGTAAATGATGCCTGATCTAATGCTCTTTCATTTAAAAAATATTCTATTGTATCACTTTCAGCTTCTGTAATATTTTCAAACTTAAGACTATAGTTTTTAGGATTTTGATGTGCTGCGATACCTATAAGTTGACGCTGCTCAAATCCATCAGCATAACGTATGCTTTTTATATTAGGTTTACTCATTTTACGCTGTCCAAATGATGGGTTAATAGCAGGGAAGGTAGCCATAGTTATGCGTTAGATAAAAGTCCTCCAGCACGTTTTTGTGCTATCAATTCAGCTTGTATAGCTTGTGCTAATACATTACCAAATTCATTTGCCTGTCCAGAATCCCCTTCTACAGAAGAACCTGATGCGTCTACGTTTACAACTATATTAGTAGATCCTCCACCAGATGACTCAACTCCTAAATTACCAGAACGACCACGTTTAAGAGGAAGGATAGCTTCTGGTGATCCAGCCTCTCCCATCAAACCTAAATTACCTGCTGCTCCATAACGGAAAAATGTTGGCTGCGTGACTATGCCACCTTTTGCGTAGGCTTGTATTTTGCCATCTTTACCGAACACACCACCAGTAGCATTGAGATCAAGACCAAGATTAAATAAATTATCTATACCTCTTAGTAAAGGCATCATAATTTTTTGCCTAATAATTATTCTGTTTATATCTGCTATTAATGATCTTGCAAAATCACTAAAATTTAACTTACCTGTCATTGTGTATTGAACCAATGCATCCTCCATATTTTTAAATGCTTTAACAACAACATCTTGTATTTGTTTGTTTATATCTTTAATGCTATTTACATAACTCTGCATTCCATCTTTCAAATTATCTAATAAAGTTACTTGTTTTTGTAAAGCATCTGTTTTTTTGCCTTCTATTTCTGCTTCTTCTTTTTCTTTTTCCTTTTGTAATGCCTCAAGTCTTGCTTCTAATTCAGCTATTTGTCTTTCCAAACTTGTTTTTGCACGTTTATTACTAGCAGGTGAGCTTTCTAGTAGTTTTCTTGCTCTTTCTAGCTCTCTTGTTGTTTTGGCTATAGCATTTTCTATTCCTATACCCATAAATCGTTTAAAAGCGTCTATTGCTTCTGTTATAGATTTAACAATATCAGCAAACACAGATTGAAACTGTGAACCTATTGGAATAAGGATATCACCAAGAGAATCTTTAAGATTACTCATTTCAGTTTTTAATCTATCCCCCGCTGCTTCTGGTGCTAACGCTAGTTTCTTTGCATTACCCTCATAGGTTGTTGTTAACCTTGTCGTAAAATTCATAAAGTCATCTAGCGTGACCTTACCCTGCTCTAATGCTTTATCTAATTCAGCAGGTGTCTTACCCATAGACTCAGCAAACAATGTAAAAGCTCCTGGCAAGCGTTCACCAAGTTGTTGTCTGAGTTCTTCAGCCGATACCTTACCTTTTGAGAACACCTGTGCAGTTGCTCGCATCGCTGATTTCATATCTTCTAACGATCCACCAGTACCTCTAATACCAGAAGCAATAGCAGTAAATGCCTTCTGTGCATCTTCTACAGATAATCCAGCACCTTTAACAGATGCTGTTAATGATGTAAACTGACGCACAATAACGTCTTGTGGTATTGCTAAATCTTTTGATGTTTTCTTTAAGAAAGATTGTGATTTATTAAATTTATCAGTATCTCCTATAACAAGTTTTAATGCTCTTCTTTGTTTTTCAAGTGCTGCATCATATTGTGCTACTTCTGCTATAGCACCAGTGAATTGTCCGACCTGTGCGCCTACAGCACCACCAACTGCTGCACCTGCTACACCACCAAAAACACCACCTATTGCAGAACCAATAGCACCTTCTGCACCACCAAAAACACCAGCAGCAGCTACTGTCCCACCTATTTTTGCAAGATTACCTAATCCACCTTTACCACCCATACCTTTTCTAGCAGTGGCTTGCATTTTTCTTAACTCACGTTCTAATCTATTTGCTTCTCTTGTTGCTTCCTTGAAACGATTACTATTAAACTTAACATTTGACGCTAATTGTCTATAAGAATTAGCTAATGCTCTTGTATTATTAATACTTTTTACATTTGTTCTTTCAAACTTTTTTAGATCATTAACTAACTTTTTTGTATTTGTACCTGCTGAAACCGTTCCTTTACTTAAACCTTTTAAACTACTAGTAAGACCACGAATCTTATCTACACCAGTAGTTGTTACTTCTATATCTAATTGAGTTGGTTGCCTTGCCATTATTTTTTATCCTTTTGCATAATTGACAATGCTTCGTATTCCATTACTTGTATTCCTTCAAACATAGCAACAGAATCTTGTACTGTATATATTTTACACAAGTATTCCAAAGATTTATAGTTTATGCCACTTAATCCAGCCATACTGACATACCACTGTGTAGATAACTTCCAGAACATATTAACAATCTCTCTATTATCCTCCCAAACAATACAATCATTAGTACGTTTATTTTTCTTCTCGGCTGCGATTTGTTCTTCTGTTGCACCAAATGCTTTTAATGCTTCTATTGTTTCATCTATAACTTCTCCCTGTACCCAATATCTCGCAGCCTCTTTTAGTTTTTTTCAGAAGCTCCTTTCATGCTCTCGCCAAATGCTTCAATAATACCTTTCACAATAAAATGATTATCTGTTATTGCAGCAAAATTTTCATCGTTATATTCAATATCATTACCATCACCATCTTTAATACCTGACCATCCAATAAGTACACTTTTTACAAAATTTTCATCATCCTCTTCTTCTACAAGTTTAGCAAAAGCTTTACGACCAATATTTTTAAATTTAGCCGTAAAGGTTTCTTTTTTAAATTTGCCTTTTTCTGGCGATTGAACAGTTACCTCCCAATCATATTCAGTAACTTTTTTGAAAACTAATGCCATAAATTAAGTCATTACAATACTTAGCTCATTATTACCTGCTGTTGTAGGTAATGCCAAGTACGGTAAGTTTAGTGCATTTACACCACCAGTATCAGCACGTGTTACTCCTGTTATATCTGTCTGTGGAACATTAACAGTAACAATGTTACCAGCAGTAGCACCAAGAACAATAGAAGTATTACCTGTAGCAGTAGCAACAGCTTTGGCAAAATAATCTGTTGTAGCTCTTACTGGCTCTTCTATAACAGCAGTACCACCAGGCGCACGATTAGTAATCAATACCTCTTGACTAGATGCTGTTTCTTTATAAAGCACCTCATTGTTTAGAGCTAAATCAAAAGATTCTATTCTCTGTGATGTAGCACCATGAAATGTTGCAGTTGTAATATTTGTATCATTTACTTCTAACGCTGCTGATTGATTAGCAACTGTAAATGTACCAGACATCGCTGTACTATCTGGTGCATTATATATTCCAGTAAACTCAAAATTAATTTGTGCAAATTGACCTGCTGCCATTGAAATAGTAGCTGTTCCTCTGCATCCTGTTATAACGTGCCTTGTAGCACCATAAAAACAAAGAATTGTACAACTAGAAAAAGATGAACTGACAGGAGCATAAGTAACACTAGTTGAACTAGCTATTGTCTCGGAAAGTCCACAACTTTTAAGCAAAGGTGATAAAGCACTTGCAGTACCTGCTGTTCCTGATCCTGATAATTCAGCACCAAAAGATACAGCTACACGTTTGTTAGCTAGTAACGAACCTTGTGTACTGTTACCTAAAAATCCTTGGAAAGTAGGTGCTTGTACATTATCAGATTCGATAGGTGTTACTTCTATGTCAGTAACTTGAATAGCGTTAGAACCAGCTACAGGAGATGGATTACTCCCGTAAGATGATTCAATCTTCGCTAGTAGTTTTGTCGTTCTTGTTAGAGCCATTGTCAGAGGAGGAATCGGTTTCTGGAACTAGTGTACTCTTTCCTGTTTCTGGATCGAACATATATGTTCCACCTTCACCAGGATTAGGCACTTCTGTATTTAGTTTAGCCATGAAATCATGCAGCAGTTAAATCAGATCTACTTGTACGATAACGCACAATGAAATCTTGACTAATTATACCAAGAGGTACATCAGCCTCAACCAAACTAAAATCAGTACGATCTGGCGTTAGATCCAGAGCATACGAATTTATAGTCTGATCTGCCATTAATCTTAAATGAACTTGCTGCGTATAGGTATCAGAATCATCATCTGGTACGGCAGCCCTAACAATTGTTGACACTCTTACTCTCATTGACCAATCAAGCTTGTCAAAAAAGTTTGTATCTGTAGGATTATCATCTATCGGCTCGATAATTATTGCAGGTGCTTCTCCTCTTGCTAATGGCTCTACCCTAGATCTATAAACAGTAGCATTTGTTATAGCATCAAGATTAGTTTTCATTCTTGCTAATATTAGCTCTCGTCTTGTATCTGCCATTATACTTTGCTCAGTAATAGTGTCGTAAAACTGCCATCATCTATAAGCAAGTTTTCTCTAACAGTGTAATTTGTAGAATCCACAGATATTGCTGTACCACGAAATGCAGTTGTAACATCAGTTGTCTTAGATGTTAATAAATATTCAACAGATGTAGCAAGACCACCACCAATAACATCTGTAGGTTTATCTAAAATACCTTTAAATGCAGTGCCACTACCGATCTGACAACTTACACCAAAGTCGTTTAGATATACGTTCAAGGTGTCAGCATCTTCAGTTAGTGCCATTTACTTTTTCTTTGCTGTTGTTTTTTTAGGCTTTGTTACTTCTACAGGAGCCTCTATTACTTTTCCCATAGAACTTAACAATGCAAAATCACGTTCACTTATATCGTATGTTTCTCCAGCTTCTAGTGCAGATCCACTAGCACATACGTTTTCTAAACACTTTACTTTCATAAAAAAAAAGGGGGTGTAATACCCCCTATAGTAAACCAATTATGTGGTTACGTCTAAGATTGCAGCAAATGATTGTGCATGACGAACAGCAACATCAAATGCAACTACAGCCTTAACAGAAGTTAAGTTCTTAGCGAAGTCATCACTGTCCTCACCAACTGTAATCTCTACTCCACCACCAAATAATCCAAGGATTGCTTGAGAGAAGTCACCCATGACAACAGCAGAACAAGAACCTGATGTAGAACCCTTAGTTAGGTTGCTAGGAACTTGGTTTGTCATTGCTAGTGGATAGCCGTTAACAGCAATTGGAGTAGCACCTCTACCTAAAGCTTGTAGATTGTTGTTAACAAGATACTCACCACCAGATGTCTTAAGTTTCTTAATAGCACCCATCACCTTAGCGTTGGTTACATAAGAAATAGAATCTGCATTAACACCTGCATTATCTTCCATAATTGCAGTTTCTAGATCAACTAGTTTGTCTACTGTGATCGCACCACCGTTAGTACCAATTGCAACTGAACCAATACCAGAAGTTTGCATGATACCTGTAGGCTGACCTGATGAACCA